GTTGTACATGACCCTCAATATGTGCTATCTCGCATAAGCAAAGATCAGCTTGCAAGAGAGGCAGATGGAACAGTTGTAGTTGTTGATGGTTATAACAGAACACCAGTTAAAGACTGGGCTATGACAAAAATGCCAGCATGGGTACAGAAGAATCCAAGACCACAGGGCGGTGGAGCAACGACAACTAAAGTTCAGACTGAAACAGTAGCTGTTGGTGAAAAGAACCCCTTTGCAAAGGAATCTTTTAACCTTACAGAGCAAAGTAGATTATATAGAACAGACATAAATAAATATAATATGCTCAAAAACGCAGTTAGCGGTTAGTATAGAACTAACGTGGTTGTGCCATGTCAGAGGTTGTGCCTCGAAGTAAACATATTAATTAAATTCTAATGGCAACATTAAGATCGGATTTAATTATTCCTGAGGTGTTTACTCCCTACTTGATCGAAGCGACAACACAAACTGACAGCTTCCTACAGAGTGGGGTAGTGCAACCTTTGGCAGAATTAAATTTATCCGCAGAGCGTGGTGGCGATTTCGTCAAGCTCCCTTTTTATAAAGCAAATTTATCTGGAGATTTTGAAGTCTTAACAGATTCAACATCATTAACACCTAGCAAGATCACTGCTGACAACCAAATTGGAGTTGTACTTCATAGAGGTAGAGCTTTCAGTTCTAGAGATTTAGCTTCACTTGCAGTAGGTGGTGGCATAGATCCTATGGCTGCTATTGCTCAGAAGATGGCTGCTTATGTAAACAACCAAAAGCAAAAGGATTTATATTCTTGCTTAACTGGTGCATTTGGATCTATCAACGCAAACTCAAGCAGTTCAGCTTTATTTGATCTTACAATCGACAGTGAGTCAGGTGATTCTCCTACAGTATTAAGCCCTCGTCATATCGCAAGAGCAAAATCAAAGCTTGGAGATCAGGGCGGCAAGCTTACAGCAATAGCAATGCACTCTAATGTTTATGGTGATTTGCTAGAGCGTAACATGATTGATCGTATCTACGACAACACAGGCGCACCAGATGGGGACGCTACAGGTGGTAGCACAACAAGAGCTTTTGATGGCCCTAATGTTGTTGAGACATTTGGTGGTTTAAGAATTATCGTTTCTGA